TGTGTAACATTATTTGATGTGCTTTATTTATTTCTTGTTGTTTACCTATTAATGGAGTTACAGCACTCATAGCATAAGGTGTTCCTGTGTACATATAAGGCATAGGAATTATTGGATATTCACTAATAGGTATTGTTTGTTCAAATAAAAATGTATCGTCTCCTACACTACAAGTTTTAATTATTCTATTTTCATAAAATTCTACAGAATCAACTATATTTTTTTTAAAGTTTTTATCTTGTTGAAATTGTAAAAATTGTGCTTCAGACATTACTTGTTCTTTAACAATAGTAGCTTCTTCTCTTGCTTGAGATATAAGTTCCATTTCTTTTTCTTGTATACCTTGAGCAGCCATTCTTTGAGAGTTTTCTATCATTAATTTTCCTCTCTCTGGAATAACTTCTCCAGATTGAACTTGTTGTTCTACTTGTAATTGTTTTTCTATTAATTGAACTTCTATTTCTTGTTTAAATGCTTCTAATTGATCTTGAACTTGTTCTTTTAACATTAGAAGTTCTGCTTCTGTAGGTTCAACTTTTATATATACATTTCTATATTTAAATTTTTTCTTACTATATGTTTCATAATATGGAATTATATCTTCATCTTCAGCATCCATATTTATACCATATGTTAAATCTTCAGGTTGTATACTATCTGTAAACTCTGCGTCTCTTTGAGAATAAGAAACAACATCGCTTCCTTTAGTTACTTTTTTTATTTTAGTCTCAAATTGAGGTAACATATTAATTAATCTTGCTCTAGATATATTTTTTCGCACTTGAATAAATGTTGCATCTCTAAATAAAAAGTCTCTACTAGCAGGATCTACAAAAACATCATATGGATCAAGTCTATTAAATCTAACTTCGCCCATTCCACGATCTGCATCTTTATCAATATCTATAAGAAAAAAACCCAATCCTTTTGTAAGAGAATCTAATACAACTTGACTATATAATGATTTACCACAAGATAAATACCAACAATAATCTGCTATATCTGAATGAACCTGAGCTACATCAGCATCATCACCAGTTGCCCCTACAGCTTTCCATTTAGGATTATTAGCAGTAACAAAGTATTTCATTATTTCTATAATAGGAGTTATCCTATTTATAGTAAATGTTGGCATACCAGATTCTTCTAACATAGTTTGTTCATCTTTAGTCAATTGTTCATTCAGGTAAAAGTCGTAACCTTTTTGACTAACTGTCTGCCATCTTTGTCTATGAGAGTTATTTGCCTTATCCCATATTTGTTTATTTATTTGTGCTTTAGATTTTTTTGTTACTCTTGGCATTTTAATCCCTTATTTCTACATGAACTAAGTCGTCGAAATTATTATCGTGTATATCCCCATCACTATCCCAGTCGCCGCCCCAACGAATTTTTAATCCCATTGCTTTACCAATTCCTCTTAACATTCCACCCATATAGTGAAACATTTCCCTATCATCCCAATTAATCGGGTAAGGAGCGAGATCAACAGCTTTTCCTTCTATGTGTTTGGAATACTTGGTTTTCGTTTTCCCTTGTGCTAATAATTCCTGTTGCCGCTCCTTACTCCTCAATCCTTCAATAATAGTAACATCCATAATTTTGATAAGTTCATTCAGAACATTAATAAGTCTAGGGTCTACACCTTTCAACCTTTGTCTACTTCTCTTACCAAATCTATACATCAATATCTCTTTTTGGATTTAGGTTTGGATTTTTTTGATGCTTTCTTTTTTTTGGTCATTGATTTTTTACCATGTTTCATTTTGTACTCCTTTTAAGATACTAACCAGTTTTTTGCTTTTCTTTTTGGTTTGAACCAACTTCTTTTTTCTTTATCCTTTTTCATATTTGGAGGAAAAGAATGTATTTGTGCGTAATAAAGACTCTCAATTGTATCATCGTGAGCCATTTTAGGGCCGAAAGTAAGTATTTCGTTAATTAAATCAAACATATTTCTTCGTAAATGTACTGTTCCTGTACTAAAACGACCCGAAAGTCCAGAATAAATGCGATTTCTTTTTTGTTGCCCGCCAGGTTTTTGTGGAATAACAGATATATCAAATTTATTTAGTCGTCTTCTTTCATCGTTTAATGCTTGAAAAATACTTCTATTCATTGCAACATCTTCTACAGTAGATGACATACAATTATATTTTTGATGAAGTTCTAAGACTATATCTACAACTCCTTTTTTTCCAAACAATTCACCAGTCTCAGGATTTTTAGATCCAATTGTAGGAATACTTCTATGTCTTTCGTATTCTAATACATATAGTTCATTATTTGCATCTATACCTATAACTGTTATTACAGAAAAATCACTATGTTTTGTATCAATATCTGTTGCTGGGTCGCAACCAATGAATGTATTAACAGGAATATCAGACCCATCTTTAACAATGTAATTAACGCCATCTTCATGTTTAAAATACCCTTCCCAATATCGTATATGTTCTCTTCTCCATATTGCATCTTCTTCAGATTGTACTTCCATCATATATTCTTGAAAAAATTTTTGAGGTTGTCCTGAATCTGCATAAAACTTTTTCTTTTCTTTTATTTTAGAAAATGGAAACCATCCTTCCCACAATGGAGTTTTTTCATCTATTAATGCTTTATATGTAATTACTTTCCAAGCAAATTCTTTTTTATCTTTTTTAGATTTAGTATATTTATTTAATAAGTTATTTATAAAAGAATCGTAATGTACAGGAGTACCATTAACCCTAAGACGACCAATGTGAGGTTCAATAGCAGGGTATACAACAGCGGTAACAAGGTTAGCATTTTTGTCTCTGGCTTCTTTTGTAATTGTATTTGCTTCGTGTTCAAAGTCATCGAGTACAATGAGGTCGTATCTTTTGTGTAGTTTCGCACCTCCTCTAATTCCTGCAACATTGCTTTTACTAATAAGTTTACATCCATTAGAAAGTTCTATATCTTCTTCTGTCCACTTTCGACCTTTCATTTGCCCAAAGTAGTATTTAATTGAATCGTTATTTTCTAAGTGATATTTAATATAATCCATATTACCTACACTTAATTTTTGGGTAGCAGATACCCATGCATAAAATAAAAAGTTTTCTTTTTTAGCAAAAACAAAATCTTTAATAATAGATGCTTTTGTTAGAACTGTTTTACCATGTCCTCTAGGTACAATAATAGCAGTTTGTTTTATATTTTTATCATCTATAGCATCTGCTATTTCGTAATGAAAGAATGGAGTTTCACTACGCATAAAGTCATCTGGTAAAAATATATTTGTCATCTAAATATTTTTCTAACTTTTTTGCTTGTTTTGTCATATCTACAAAATCGTTAAATACAACTTCAAATCTTTGCAATCTATCTGCTATAAAAAGAATTGTCTTTTGTAAATCATTTATTTTTCTTTTTAAATCATGTTTTGTTAAAGGTTTTTTAGATTTCATGTTGTTTCCATTTTTTCAGGTATAGGTAACATTTCTATTATTTTTCTCATTCTTAATATATTTGTATATGTTTTAGACGACATACTATAGAGATTAAATTCTTTTCTAACTTTTTTATTTAAATCTTTTAGCATTACAATAGCTTCATCTAATTCCATTTCATCTGGAATATTATCTAAAAAATGTTTACTATTTCTTTTTTGCATAATCTTCTCTCAAATATGTTAAATATTTACATGCTGTTTCTGGATTAAATATTGTTGTAATTAATCTATTATCATCATCTTCATATCTAGGATCTACAATAGTAACAGGACAATTAAATATATTTTTATCGTCTAGACCTAATTTATCTGCATAACTATCTATAATTTTAAATGATGCTACTTGTAATGCATGACTAATTAATCCACTTGAAGGACTTTTAACAACTTGGTATCCAGATACATGAGTATGCCCACAAGTAAGTACATGATCACTCCATCCCATTTGAGCTGCTTTTGCTACACCATGAGCAGTATTCCAAATACTATTTCCTTTAAATGTATGTCTAGCATTAACTCTTATATCTTTACCACTAGGAAATACAAGTCTCATCCTTGCTCCCCACTTTTCATATAAACCTTGATGATCTCTCATAATAAAATCTAATGGATCGCCATCGCCTGACCAAACATCATGATTACCTGCTACTAAGTATAACCAATTTAATTTATTTACAAAGTATTCAGTAAGTCTCCATGATTCTTTAGCACTTGTAGATTGTTGTCCATACAATGCAGATAATCTTCCTATCCAATTGTTTTGTATATCTCCAAGATTGCCAGCAAACATTCCTTTTGTGTTATTAATTAAAGTCATGTAGTGTATAATTTGAGATAAATCTGTACCATCATCATCTACATGAGGATCACCGAAATGTGCAATTCCTATCGGCCCATCTATTTTTATATCAATTGTTACAAGTTTTCTATTTTCTTTAGATGTCTTTTTTTGTTTGTATTGTTTTTTTCTAAAATCAATAAGATCTTTTATTGGAATTGTATCTGGATCTCTTTCTTCTACTTTAAATGGACTTTTTTCTAATATAGTAGGTCTAACTGTTTTTCTACCACATGCTAAGCATTTCCATTGTTGTTTTTTAGAATTAGCTCTGTATAAAAACCCACTTTTATGTATATTTCTAGAACCACAATGAGAACAACATATAATATTTCCATCGTTGTCTTTTACAATTCCTTGAGTTACTCCCATTCTATTCCTCAGATCTTATTTGTTTTGTTTCAATAGGTAATTTGTTTCTTTTTGCACCTTCTAATTGTTCAGGAGAAAATCCTTCAAACATACCTATTAATCCTACTTCTTTTTGTTTTATAGTATTATTAGATGTACCTATGACTTTACCTAATTCTTTTGTTGATTGTAATATAATATTATCGTCTTCACTATAATCTGCAAGATGTTTTAATTTACTAAGAATATACTCATGATCTATCCCTAATCCTTTTGCGACATCTAATACAGACTTTTGTATTTCTTCCATGACTCTTTCCTGTTTTAAAAGTACGGTTGCTTTTTTTCTTGCTTTTTGTTCTGAAACTTCTTTGTAAGCATTTTTATATGCTTCGACAGCTCCCATTCCTATTACTACATTTGTAGCAAATTGTTTTTCTTTATTTGTAACTTTTTTTCTATTACGAAAATTATCCGCAGTATTTTTTATTTTTGTAGAAAATGTATATCTATTAGGATGATTACTAAAATCTGTATCCATTTTTGTACTAGGTTTATTAATAAAACTACCTACTATAGTTCGTACCCATCCATTTGCGTAATTATAATTTTTTGTATCTGAATGATGATTAACATTTGTTTTAACTTTTAACAATTGTACAATTCTATCATCATCACTTAAAACCCAATCACCTTCTTTAGCTTTTCGCCAATCTGGATGCACTATTGTATTTGGATATGTCTCTCTAAATTCATCTATGTCTTCATAGACATAATGTTCTATATTTTTAATTTTTCTTTTTTCTGCCATTTAAATTGATGCTCAGTTAATAACATAACTTGAGTAGATAAACTATCTATTAATTCGTCTACTTCTCTAGGTATTAAATATACTTTGTTGTCTATTTCTACAGGAACTAAATCCTGTGATAATTTACTTAGTATTTTTTCTTGTTCAGAGATTGATAAGTTTGATAAACCTTCTATTACTTCAGACATTTTAATTACACCTTTTATTTATCCCGACCCAACCACCCATTAATTTAAACTATTATGCAAACTAATACAAGTAGTTACCCCAGTTATTTAGTAGAAAAATTGTATGATTTTGATATGTAGCCTTTTTCCCCTTATATACCCCCTATATGGGGGATTTCGTAAATAACTTTTACGTTATTTTCTATTTTAATTATTATTTTAATAATTATTTAATTAACAGTCAAAAGGAGATAATTATGACTAAGATTATAACTAGAGAGTTCTATGCTAAGAGAGCTGATAAGCTTGAAGCTGAATACACAGAGAAGATTCTTAAAGCTGATATGAAGCGAGGATGGAACAATACGTTTGGTAGACCTATACCTGGCGTTAATGAGTTGGAACGAGAACTTAACACTAAACTTAAGATCTTAAACAATCGTTGTGTAAGCTATGGTTTTGCGCCTTTGTATGAAGACGAAGAACAACAGCCTGTGCAACCTATGAAAAGGGTAGAGTAATCTACCTTTTTTATACAACTATGTAACAACAATTGTCGCAGAGTGTGGTATGTGTAGCAAGAATATATTTCCTCTATATATACTACATTCTACGATAACTTGGGTATAAACAATCAAAGGAGTATAAAATGACAAAAACAAGAACCTGCAAGGGATGTAATACTAGTATGAACTTATCAGAGTTTGCTAAAACTGGTATGTTTGATAAGTCAGGTAGTCCTTACAGAAGATACTATTGCACAAAGCATGGATGCTATTGGGATCACAAAAAGAAAACACCCAACGGAAGAATGGAGAAAGCTAGAAAGGTTAGAGAGTACAAGCAACAGTTAAGTTGTGGAAGTTGTGGTTACTCTCATAAATCAAGAGGTAAAAAGTTTTCTACTTGGGCATTACAATTTCATCACCACGATCATACGAAGGAAGCTAATGTTGGCAACATGATTAGCAATGGTTTTGGACTTAAAAAGATATTTAATGAGATTAAGAAATGTATTGTTCTTTGTGCTAATTGCCACATGGAATTACATGGACATCAAAATTATTAAACAATTATAAGCCTAAAGCATAGATAGGGCAGCTGTTTCCAGTCACCGAGGAAAACTGGTCTATGCAAATATTTAATGTCGGTGTTACGA